TACGGCCTGATGGGCCAGGAAATGATCGGCTGGCTGACCCATCTGCAACACACGCGCCGCAAGAACGTGTGGTTCGTCGGGATCCTCAACGAGGCCCTGGACGATTTCAACCGTCGGGTTTTCACGCTGCAAATCGATGGCTCCAAGACTGGTCTGGAGTTACCCGGCATCGTTGATGAGGTGGTCACGTTGGCCGAGGTCAAGGCTGACGACGGCAGCAGCTATCGCGCATTCGTGTGCCACACGCTCAATCAGTGGGGCTACCCGGCCAAGGACCGCTCTGGTCGCCTGGACCCAGTGGAGGAGCCCAACCTCGGGCGCCTCATGCAGAAGATCGCCGGCCCCGCACGTCCCGCCAGCGAGCGCCTGGACTTTGCCCGTCCGCAGGCCAGTGCCGCAGAGCCCGCTTCCAGCGCAACCCCATCCGCCACCACGGCATCCGTTTCCTCTCAGGAGTCCTGATCATGACCTTTTTCGATTTCAATTCTGCCGCCGAGCAGTCCAGCTACGACCTCATTCCCAAAGGCACGGTGGTGCGTGTACGCATGACCATCAAGCCGGGCGGCTATGACGACCCGTCCCAGGGCTGGACCGGCGGTTATGCCACCCGCTCCCTGAGTACCGGATCGGTGTACCTCAATTGCGAGTTCGTGGTGCTCGACGGTCCATTCGCACGCCGCAAGATGTGGTCGCTCATTGGCCTGTACAGCGCCAAGGGTGCCGAGTGGACCAATATGGGCCGGACCTTCATCAAGGCCATCCTGAACTCCGCACGCGGCATCAATCCGAACGACAGCAGCCCAGCAGCGCAGAACGCCCGTCGTATCAGCGGTTTCGCCGACCTGGAGGGCATCGAGTTCGTTGGCAAGGTGGACTGGGACAAGGACCAGAATGGCCAGGACAAGTGCGTCATCAAGTCGGCCGTCACGCCGGAGCACAAGGACTACGCCGCTCACATGAACGGTGCGCCAGCGGGGGCAGCCAGTGCGCCGGCCAGTAGTGGTGGTGCCAATGCCTATGCGCAGGCCACCGGTCGCGCGCCGGTGCCGGGTCGCCCCAGCTGGGCGCAGTAAGGGGGAATTGCCATGATTCTTCGCCCCCGCCAAGCCCTGCTTGTGCAGAGGACCCTCGCGGCCCTCGGCGAGCATGGCAATACCCTGGCCGTTGCGCCCACCGGTTCGGGCAAGACCATCATGCTGTCGGCCGTGGCCGGCAGCCTGTTGGCTGAACCCGATGCCAAGGCTTGCATCCTGGCCCATCGCACCGAATTAACAGGCCAGAACCGCAGCAAGTTCGAGCGCGTTAACCCGGGCCTCAAAACGTCGGTGTTCGACGCCAACGAGAAATCCTGGGATGGCAATGCCACCTTCGCGATGGTGCAGACCCTCTCGCGAAAGACAAACCTGGACCAGCTGCCCACCCTGGACCTGTTGGTCATTGATGAAGCGCACCATGCTGCTTCGCCCAGCTACCGGGAGGTGATTGACCAGGTGCTGGTCAAGAACCCGAAGGCGGCCATCTGCGGTCTGACTGCCACCCCAAACCGGGGGGATGGCAAGGGCCTGCGCGAGGTGTTCAGCAACGTGGCTGACCAGATCACGCTGGGCGAGATGATCGCCAGCGGCCACCTGGTGCCGCCACGGACATATGTGATCGACGTTGGCACGCAAGAGGCGCTGCGCAAGGTGCGCCGCACTGCGATCGACTTCGACATGAACGAGGTTGCCAACATCCTCAACAAGACGCTGGTCACCGAGTCGGTGATCAACAACTGGAAGGCCAAGGCACGCGACCGCAAGACCATCGTGTTCTGCTCGACCGTCGAGCACGCCACGGATGTGTGCTCCGCTTTCAATCGAGCAGGAATTGAGTCCGTCCTGATTCACGGCGAGTTGTCCGATGACGAGCGCAAGGAGCGTCTGGCCGCCTATGAAAACGGCAGCACCCAGGTCGTCGTCAACGTGGCCGTGCTGACCGAGGGATACGACTACACGCCCACCTCGTGCGTGGTACTGCTGCGCCCCAGCTCCTACAAGTCCACCTTCATTCAGATGGTGGGCCGTGGCCTGCGCACGGTCGATCCGCAGGAGTTTCCGGGCTTAGTCAAGACCGATTGCATCGTCCTGGACTTCGGCACGGCAAGTCTGATGCATGGCGCGCTGGAGCAGGAGGTCAACCTCGATGGCCATGACAACCTCGGCGATGCCCCCACCAAGGAATGCCCGGAGTGCGGTGCCACGGTACCGATGGCCGTCATGGAGTGCCCGCTGTGCGGCCATGTCTGGGAAGAGCAGGACAACCCATCACGCGGGGTGCTCGATCACTTTGTGATGAGTGAGATCGATCTGCTCAGCCGATCCAACTTCCGCTGGTGCGACCTCTTTGGCAGTGACGACGCGCTCATGGCCACCGGCTTCTTTCTCAACGGGCGCTGGCACGCCGTGGGCGGTGCCAAGGGGCACACCACGCAGCTGCTTGCCGTTGGCGAACGCACCGTCTGCATGGCCAAGGCCGATGACTGGCTCAACGAGCATGAGTCGGAGGACTCGGCGCACAAGACGCGGCGCTGGCTCAACGAGTCGCCCACGCCGAAGCAACTGCAGTACTTGCCGCCAGAACTGCGGGCCGACTTTGGCCTGACGCGCTACCAGGCTTCGGCGCTGCTGTCCTTCCGCTTCAACCGCAACGCCATCGTTCGTCTGGTCAATGCTGCCAATGACGCCCACGCCCACCAAGTTCTGGAGGCTGCGTGAAATGTGCCGTCTGCCATCGCAAAGCCAAGGGGTACGGCTGGTTCAACCCGCGTGTGCCCCGCTCGGACCCATCCCGTCACAACGACAAGTGGGTGTTCTGCAGCCGTCCCTGTCAGGAGGCCTTCTCCAAGCTCATGAACAAAACGGAGGGCCAAATGATTGACCCCAGCGATATGGAAATCGCCGCCATGCAGTCCTGCCTCGGCCCTCTGGGGGAGTACGTCGGCTCCATCGGCATGCAGCGGCCACTGGCCGACTACAGCCGGGACGAGGTGCTCATGCTCATTGATGTGGTCGTTACCCGGTACCAGGACAGCATGCTCGCGGAACACGAGCGCATGGCCGCTCGCGACCGGCAGTTTCTGGAACAGCGCATCGCCATCCAAGCCGCAGGCCGGCAGCAAGGACGGTCGTGATGCTGGACTTCAATCACCGTCCGAAATTTCATGAGCAGGTCGGTGCGCTCATCGATGACGCGCTGGCGCTGGAGCGCGATGGGCAGACGCCGCGCGATTATCTGGGCGCATCCCGGCTGGGTGTGGCGTGTGAACGCGCGCTGCAGTTTGAGTACACCCGCACGCCGGTGGATCCGGGGCGCGATTTCTCCGGCCGCGTGCTGCGCATCTTCGAGGTGGGCCATGTACTGGAAGACCTGGCCATCCGCTGGTTGCGACTGATCGGCTTTGACCTCTACACCCGCAAGGCCCATGGCGGCCAGTTTGGCTTCTCCGTGGCCGGCGGCCGCATCAAGGGTCACGTCGACGGCATCCTGAACGATGGTCCCTCGGAGCTGGGCATGCGCTACCCGGCGCTATGGGAGTGCAAGACCATGAACGACAAGTCCTGGCGGGACACGGTCAAGAACGGTGTGTCCAAGTCCAAGCCGGTCTATGCCGCGCAGATGGCTATCTACCAGGCCTACATGGAAGGCAGTATTCCCGGGATCTCGGAGAACCCGGCGCTGTTCACGGCCATCAACAAGGACACCCAGGAAATCTGGTTCGAGTTGGTGCCTTTCGATGGCGGGCTTGCGCAGCGCATGTCCGACCGGGCGGTGCGCGTCATCAGCGCCACCGATGCGGGCGAGGTGCTGCCCCGTTTTTCGACTACGCCAACCCACCAGGAGTGCCGCTTCTGTTCATGGCAGGAACGCTGCTGGGGTGGGTCTTGATGCATGAGTCTAGCTACTTCGACTTCAACGATGCAGCGGATCGCTTACCCGGGACGACAGAAGATATCGAAGGATTGCGCCATGCGCTGATCGATCGGCTCGAGTCCGTCCTGCTGTTCCTGTTCCCCCAAGGGCGTATCCGGGGTGGGAAGTTCTATGTGGGTGACATTGACGGTTCACCCGGCAAGAGCCTCGTGGTTGAGATGGAGGGCGCGCGACGCGGGCTTTGGTTCGACTTCGCCACTGATATGGGTGGCGATGTGTTCGATGCCTGGGGCCTGTCGCGCAACCTGTCCGTCAAGACAGATTTCACCCGGATCCTTGAAGAGGTTCGGCAATGGTGTGGCGTGGCGCCACCCATCAGCAAATCCATCAAGCGCGACGTCCGGCAGCAGCCGGTCGATGAACTTGGCCCCTACACCGCCATCTGGGACTATCAAACTGCCGACGGCACGCTGATCGCCCGGGTCTACCGCTATGACCCAGAGCCTGGCCGCAAGGAGTTCAGGCCCTGGGATGTGCGCGCCCGGATGTGGCGTGCCCCTGATCCGCGTCCGCTTTACAACCAGCCAGCCATGGCGTCAGCCAGGCAGGTGGTGCTTGTGGAGGGTGAGAAGTGCGCCCAGGCTTTGATTGAGCTTGGGGTGGTGGCCACCACAGCCATGAACGGCGCGCGCGCGCCCATCGACAAGACCGATTGGTCGCCCCTGCGGGGCAAGGATGTGGTG